GACTGTGTCCACGTGACCCCTAAGTCGATTGTAGAAATTTTAGGAAAGTTATTATAATAATAATTTCTTAATTTTTTGTTATTTAATATAGGCTGTATTGTATTAACTATTGCGCCTTCAATATCTGTTTTAGTAACAAAACTAAACGTTGTTTTAGGTTCTAAATTCTCTTTGTACACAATCCCGTCAGTTCCGTATAAACTAGTTTTACTATACTTTCCTGTAGCATCTATTAAATCGAAATATCTAGAAATACCACTTGACGTCCTGTTAATAGATTTAACTTTAACAATTTCTTGACTAACTCCTAACGGCGATATTTGATAGTCTTCAGCAGTTACCATTCTATTCTGAGTATAGTACGTTGACGGAGCATTTTGTTTAATACTTGCGTTTGTTTCACTTGTTGTTGAATTGTCAACTGTGTATTTTAATTCGTATGTAATAGTTAACGTTTCAACTTTGTTTAATGAAGATAGATAAGGAATTGTTACAGTTATCCCTCTCATATCGTCAGGAGTAATAATAACTCTTTCATTTTTACTTACTCGATAAAATACACGGAAACTACCTTTTGGTAAGTTTCCAAACACTCCATCGGAAAACATCAAACTAATTCTATCATCAACTCTAGTCAATACAGAGTAAACATTTCTTATATTTTTACTTAAACTGTTGTAAACTACATTATTACCTTCAACAGCTTCTACTTTAGACCAAAGCTCATTTTCGTTTCCAAACGAATCTAATTTATATAACCATACATCACTATTATTAACATTAGTAGCATCAATAGCAACAACTTGGTTAGTACTAGGAGTGTTTATACTAAACACACCTTCGTCAATTGATCCTTCTCTAAAGTGACTGAAAAATCCTGTATTACTGCTTGCATTTCCTCTACCATCATCTCTAAACAAGAATGCAAAATTGTTTCCAGGAAACGGAGCTTCTTCTTCAATTATCTTGTTTGAAACGTCAGTTGAAACAACTTCAAATCTTACTGATCTGCCATCTATATTTTTAGAAAAACTATATACCGGAACTTCAGCATTAGTACTAAGCATGCGATATTGTTCTGTTGGAATACCGTCAGATATATCTTTTTTAATAGGACGACCATATTTTGCATTAGCTGGTAATGTTGAATTTACTACTTTAATAAATTGTTCATACCAATTAGGATTTGTTGGATCGTTCCATACAATAGTCTGTCCTGATAAATTAGTATTATTAGAATCTAAAACTTCTTCAGAAGTACTAACGCTTTCAACTTTTAATAATCCGCTTGCTGGCTGATTACGTTTAGGATTGTAAGAAAGTAGTCTAGCTAATCGTAATACAGACTCTCTGCGTTCTGCTAATTCTAAATAATTTTCTCTTGCATTTAAATCAATACGGAATGATATATTTTGACCCATATATGCAATTAAGTCAATGATAGCTAAGTATTCACTTGATTCAATATAATCGTTAAAATCTTCAGGATAATTTTCCCGAAGATAATTAATCATTGTACGGCGAAGATTGTCAAAGTCATAGCTCTGAAAATCTGCATTACGAAATGACTGATAAACCCGTTTCCAGTCCTCTGCTAACAATAACCTATTTTGTCTATCTGTTGTTGACATTCTTCATTCCTTAGTTATAACTATTTATGGCATATTGTTAAGTGCGTATATAATTCTACGTCTTTAAAAAGCCGGCATCTTCATCGAATCTCATACGCAACGTTTCTGAAATATTAAACGGAAGATATGTTATAGTGCATTCTACTTGTATTCCTTTTTCGTACTGATCAATTAGTATACTATCAACATTAGTTCGCGGATCGTTATTAATAATTTGAGTAACATTATTTGAAATTGCATCTCTCATTGAATCTGTTAGTGGTTCAAAAATTGCGTCCCATATAATTGTGCCAAATTCAGGATTACTTAATTTTTCGCCTTGACGAATATGAAAATGATTAATTAAATCTTGCTTAATTAATGCAATATCAAATAATCTATAGGAATTATTGTCAGGATTAACTGTACTAAGTCCGCGATAAGTTGTTTTAGTATTAACTGTTTCTGTTCTTTTATTACCAGGAACTATGATCTCTGAATATATTTTTTTCTCTAGTGTGCTCATAACGTATTTACCCTATTTTTAATCACCTGCAATTACGTCCAGGCTGCCAGAACTTGATGCATTAGGAACCCAACTAGCGTGTCCGCCGGTTGCATCGCCCTTTCTATGAATTGCTATATTGTTTACAAATACAGTTCCGCTACCTGCTGTTGCAGGGTCGCCACAGTAAGTAGTATCACCAATACGAACAACTTTTGCGTTGTTGGCATATACATTAGGAGATCCTACAGCATACGCCGTTTGATGAAACGGACTCGGTGAAGGACTTGCATGCCCAATATGTAGATCTAAGTCTACTCTAGTTACTTCTGGCATTATCCTGCTCCTGTTCCATCAGCTTATGTCCAATCCTCTATTTTACAATCTTTCTTCATAGTATCGTCTGCAGCATTTTTATCTTCTATTGCTTTAGCTGTTTCTGCCACTGTTGTTGATGTTGTACCTGTTGGTTGTACTATATTTAAAGTCTTGTTATCGCCACCTTTTGCAACATCAGTACTACTGTTACTTCCTATATTGTCTGTCTTTCCGGGGGTATGTTGTAACGGATCATAATTTTCATGCCCTGCCCACGGTTCAGCTTGTGGAGATCTAAATGGTAAGTTTGCTGTTTCGGCTGTTGCGGCTGTTGCAGCAGCTGGACCGTTCATATCAATTTTATCTGCTGTTTCAAGATGGTGCTTACTTTTAAGATTAAGTGATTTTGCTACTGTGATCTTTCCATCTTGCCCCGCATTAATTTGCCAATCAAGTTCACAAGTTTGTCTAATATCATTACCTGCTTTTAAATCAAAATCTTTTCCAGCATTTTGTCTAATATCAATACCAGCTGTAAAGTTTATGTCCCTAGCGGCAGTAAAATTTATGTCTCTGTCAGCAGTTACATTATAATCATTTTCCGTATGCACACTTACACTATCCTTTGCATAAATGTCAATTTTTCCGTTAGATGTTAATTCAATCCAAGTTGTTCCTTTTGCATTTCCTATATAAATTAAATCTTCTGAATTGTGTAATAATATTTGATGTCCGGTTCTTGTGCGTAAACGAATTAATTCGTTTTGTGGTATAGTAGGGTCGCCGCCCTTTTCTTGTTTTTCTACAGCAGCATAGTCTGACTTTGAAGAAGAAGCTGATCCTTTACGTAAAAACGAAGCATCACCGTCATCCATAACAAACGAAGATCCGCCTAGTCTACTAGAAGCTACTTGTGTTTGACTGCCTATGTTACCGTAATTAAATTTTGGTGCGCCTTTTCGACGATCATACGGTCCTGGAGTGTTCCAACCAAATACCATGCTAGGCACTTCTCTTCTTGCACTAGATGATGAAACTCCTCTAAAGTTATCTCCAATTAGTCCTGAATTAGTTAATATTGAATGTAAGTCAGTATTAACTGGTTTAATAAACTGTGTAGGATCGCCGCCCTTATGTTTTGGTGATTTTTTATTGTATTCACCTACTGGTAGATTCTTTGTTTTATCTTTATCATTATATGTAGTTGCGGCGTTGCCCGGAATCATAAAATTCATATATTCATCAGGTACGACTCCTAGCCAGAACCCCTGGGAACGATTGCCCTCAATAAACATTACTAATACTATATTTCCAATGTCTGGAGGAACTGCCCACATTCCGTAACTTTTTTGTGTGTGATCGTATCCTTCATTATCACTAGTTCCGCCGTACGGAGTTACTCCGTAAAATCCTGGTAAATATTTTACCTGAGCAGTTTGTCCAGTTGTTAATGTATTATTGCCTTCTTCAATTATTTTTAAAAGTTCAACTTCTAACCCACCCATATACTTTGTGTCAATATGGCTAACTATTTTTGCTAGGTACGGGCCAGGTCCGTTAAATTGTTCTCTATTTGTTCTTGTTTCAGTTGCCATTAGTGGGGCCCCCCGCCAAAGTCGCTATAATCAATTTTATTTTCTTCACTACCATTAATAATTAATGCGTTACCTGCCTTTGCCGCGGCCGCCTTAATATCAGATTCTTGATTTCTTCGCCTAATTAATGTAAGTGTTTGTTCAAACTTTCCACTAGAAAAACTACTTTCAACGTTAACACACTGGTAAAGGCCACTAAAGGCTCTAGTTGGCGCACTAACTCCTCCAAAATCCATCCATCCGCTATCATCAATATCGAACGGTGTTCTAAAGTTTAATAATAGATCAACTTCTGAACTTTGAAAATCAACACTACCATCCTGGGTTATATTAATAAATGCAGTTGGTTTAGCTGAGTAATTTCCAGTACCACTATCATTTATCCAAAACGGATCTCCCCAAATTTTTAATTCAACATTTACTAAGTCTGTTTGACTATCTAACAACGCATCGTTAAATTGTCGAGCAACTTGTGTTTCGCTCCACTCCTGACCACCACCAACTTGAGAAGCTAATTTTGCAGCAATTTCTACAGATGTCATCATACCTGTACTTGAAAACGCATTTTGATCACCTGCGTTTTGTACCTTAGCTGTTTCTGAGTCTGATGCTACCTTAGAGTTTTGTGTAGAAGTTTTGCTGTCTTTTGATGCTTGTCCGCGCTGTGATCCAATACCTACAAAAAATGCAGCATCAAATTGTATGTCAAAATCTATTATATCTTTATTTTTTCCTGTATAGATATAATTATATTCCTTAGCAGCGTGTGATCGCAAACTACGTATGCCAGGAGTTGGTTTACTAGGAGAAGCAAATCGAGCAGCATTTACTTTAAACGGAACTACTCTATAAACATAAACTTTTGGATTTTGTCCAGTAGCATTAACTGTTTTTGCATCTACTTGTTCAAAAACTTGTGATTCAATTTTAAACCAATCAACCATATTATTAGCGTCAGGAGAGTCTAATCTTTCACTTATTTTTCGACCCCAATCACTAGCTATTATTACTTGTTCAATTATGTCTTGTATCTTCGAGCCTGCTTTAAATTGAAAAGATCTAGTAGTAGAAGGTATTTGTACTTTAGATCTACAAACTACACCGTTTTTCATTCCACAAAGATTAGGCTCTGTTTGCGGAACCTCTCCTGAATCATTTGCAGACTTAACAATCTTAGATTGTCCTATAGCATTAATATTTTCTGAATTTTCAGCATATGTTCTAACTGCTTCGCCCACTTCACCACGTTGTATTACAATTCCTAGTACTTTACTTAGATTTTCGTCAAAGTTTTCCGGAACATTACCTGCTTGTATCCCGGCAATACTTTCATAAATTTGTTGTTTTCTTTCTTGGCTAAGTTCTTTTATTTCTCCTTCAGAAGTTTTTCCTGAAGTTGTTGCGCCTGTTGATGCATCACTTGGTCTTCCTAATATTGCTTCTTCGGAACTACTCCGTTTATTAGGAAACATTACTACGTACTGATCTGCTTTATTAACTTGCTTCGCTTGTTGGCTCTTGACCAGTCTTGTATTTAATACACTTGCTAAACTTGATCCACCTGACTGTAGAATTTCTTGCACAGTATTACCAGATAAGTTTAAATCAGTTTTAGCTGCTTGTGTCTGATCGCCAAATCCCTGGTCATTATATTTTATAAACTCAACTTCGTACGTACTTCCCTGCTCAGTTACATTGAAAATACTATTAACAATTTTAATTGGTATAAGTCTTGTTGATCCCTTTGCCGTACTTACATTTCCGTTATCGTCGTACCCTTTAAATTGTAGGGTTAATAAAAATGGAGCTTGTATGTAATTTTTATGGCCGCCTTTTAATGCAGCAACTTGTAAGGTTTCATAAAACAACCCCATACTGTAGGGTTCAAATATTTTAAACGATCCACCAAGGGCATCGGCTTGTTTAGTTCCTTTACCATGTGTGATTATTGATTGAATTTCAACGTCATCAATATAAAACTCAACAGCACCTTTTCCTCGCTCTGTTGCTGTTTGTATCTTTATTTGTCCAGAGCCACCGCTTCGGCAAATAATATTCTTTGGTCCTGTTAATCTATAAGTAGCATCGGGTCTGTTTAACTCGTCAACTGTTAAACATGATAATGTAAATACGTAGTTAACACTTGCATAGTTTTCTAAAGGATTTGCAAAAGGAGGGCTACCAAAAGTAGAAGTTGTTTTTTGTAACAACGCTTTCATTAGTCCTGTATCAATTCCGTTAAGTTGAGTTGATAGTAAACTTGACGCTACTTGTGATATACTAGTTCCCAGTCCGCCACTAAGAGTTTCTATTGCTCCTTTAATTTCATTCGCTGATCCCTCAACGGCACTTTTTAACCCGTTTACGTCAATATTAACAGAATTTGGAATATTAAAAGGTAGCATGAATTATCCTCCTAGTGTTTCAGTTAATCTTGAACCTTGTGGTAAATA